TAAATTTAAAAACAGGAATGGATTTAGAAGATGGTTATAACGCAAAACCATTTGAAGAAGATTCTCCAGAGCAATCTGTAGAAGAACCTACCTACCTTGATGATGAGGTAAATGTAGAAGATATAATAAAAGATATTTCTGACACAACAACTGCAAGACAATTATCTGCAGTTAAAGATTTGGTTAGAGATCAAGTTATGTATCTTAAAAAAAATAACCTTAAAGCATTCGAGCAAGTTATGAAATATACTCGTGAGCATGAGGTCAAACTAAACAATAATCAATCATAAGATTGATATAACCAAGGAGTAAACATGGATAATAAATCCGACAAGATATACATTAACCTAACCAAGAACCCAGATTGGAAGTCACCAGAAGATAAACTTCCTATATATGTTGGTCCAAAAAATATGAAGCATCCAGATAAGAACTGGACCATTGGAGTAAACATTAATGGTAAGTGGTATAACCAGGCTGCCTTTCCGTCTAAAGATCAAGACGGCAAAGTAAAAGCAGGAGAGTTGACTATAATTTTAACACCAAGTGGAGCAGGTAAGTCTACTAATAATAGCTTTGCAAAAGCAGATGATGGTGGTAATAACGAATATACCTTTTAACTTAGGCTAAAGGGTATCAAGCAGGGTGGGGTTTTTTTCCCTTTCCGTTTTCCCCACCTTGCTTACAAACTTATGACAGATAATATTAAAGAACCAAAACATTATACTCAATACAAGATTGAGCCTATTGATTTTATTATTTCTAATAATTTAGATTTTTGTACAGGTAATATAATTAAGTATGTTTTAAGATATAATTTAAAAAATGGTGTTGAAGATCTTAAAAAAGCTAAACAGTATATAGATTTTTTGATCGAAAAAAAAGTTGAAAAAGGTACAAAAGTATGACAAAATTTAAAAGAATTATCAATGGAGAGTGTCATTTTCAAATGATTGAACTCTTTGATGATGTAAAGAAGGCTGCAAACAACTCGAATAGAGGAGAGTTTGTAGAAGTAAAAATCGACAACTTAAAGTACGATTTTACAACAGTAGCAAAGGAGCATGATGGAACAAATCCGAATGCGTCTGCAAAAGCTAAAGGATCTTCAAGCGAAGAAACACGAGAAGTATCTGGAAGCGAAGCTAAAAGTAAATAAGTATCAACAAGATTCTTATAAATTACTTTGGCAAATAGAGCAGACAAAAGAAAAATTAATGGCTAGTAAATAGTTATTAAATTAAAAGTTGAAAAAAAAGAAAGGAAACTGTAGGGGATCTATGACCATAAATGTAAGTCAACACTATCAAAAGCACATAAAAAACATAAACAACAATCAATTTATATATAAAGTTAAGAAAGCATTTTACCTTCTTACGAGCCAAGAAGAAAGATTATATGAGGTAGGGTTCTCGGAAGGATTTTTATATGCAGCAGATCTCCTACAAAAAAACAATCCAATTGTAGACAGTAATTTAAAAAGAAAGGTTGGTATTAAATTTAAAAACGCAAACATAGAAGTTGTTTCTAAACTTGTAGATAAAGTGTGTGAAAGATATGCTGTTAGCAAGAACGATGTATTCAGTAAAGGTAGAACTTCAGATGTAGTTCGAGCAAGAAGCATTGTCTATAATCTTTTACACGAACAATACAATGTAAGTATCTCTTCAATGAGTAGAGTATTTAATCAAGATCATACAACAGTAATTAATTCTCTCCGTAATAAACAGGAGAAGAGAAGATACTGGAACCCTGGTAATACTATTTGGGAAGAGTATGAAGAGTTAAGAAAAATTACTTTTTAAATCCAGACTTCATATTCTTGTAAGCCTTCGCAGAGATTGTAGACTTCTTTTTAGAATTTGAAGTACCAGCTTTTTTTTTCTTATTGATGTTATAGTAAAGACCCTTCTTTGCGATCTTACCAGATTTAGTTTTGTGATAACCTTTTTTCATTATTTTCTCTTTTTAGATTTAGATTTCATAATCTTTTTTTGTAAAGATTTTGGTAGAGTTTTTTGTTTAGATGTTAATTTACTTTTACCTTTTGATTTACCATACATAACCATACTCCTGTTGTTGTTGTTGTTTAACTTTTAACTCACAATAGTTATCAAAGCAAGAACCTTCTTTACCATCATGACAAAAATATTCTTTCTTATGGGTTACTATCCAACCACCTTCATCACTCATTAATTGTTTGTCACACTCTTTACAATGACCACAAACTAATGATTGAACTTTTGGTTTCTTCCAGGTTTTTTTCAAACTAACACTTCCATCTTCTTCTAGCTTGTCTTATTCTAGAGTTAGGATCGTTCCTTGTTTTAGCAGAAGATCTTTTAAGTTGACCAAGAGATCTTGCGCAATATGATTTTCTTCTTTTAGCTGCCTTTGATCCAGGTTTAACTTTACCTGTTACTGCAGTTTTTAATTTACTACCAGGATTGGCTCTTCGATATGCTCTTACACCTTTAGCCGTCATACCAGCTCCAGACTTTGTTGGTCTGTAGTTTGCGTTCTTACCTTTAGTAGTTTTTCTTATAGCCATAATTTTATTCTACTATTTTTTTTATAGCTTTACTACCATCAATATTTTCTTCTAACTCTGCTTTTACCTTACCACATTTATATTCTATATTATCGTTAGCAGATCTTTCGGCAACTCGTTTACCTTTTAAACAATCACTCATTGCAGGTTGAATACGATGCTCTGTTAGTTCTCCTGCTATGAACATACATAAAGCGACAACAGATTCAATCATAATACTTTACCTTTATTCTTACCTTCTTTGATAACATATTTTTGTGTACCATGTTTACCTGTTTCTACTTCTTTCTTTAGATGTTTTACAAAGTTCATTTGTTTTGTTTTCTTATCTAGATCACTTAAATATTGAACAATTTTTCTAGTAATTCTTTCCATTGGCTCTTACCTTATCTTTTAACTCTTCAACATCAGCTAATGCTTTATCTAACTGATCTCTTAAAAACTGTATGTTAACTTTGTTAGTCATATTTTGTTCTTGAGTTAATTCTAGTTTTTCTGTTGTTTTATATAGATCTTCAATCAACATATATTGTTCTTGATCTGTAGGTAATTGTTCTGATTTTTTTAATAGATCTGCTTGAAATAATTCTCTTGAAGTTTCCAAGGAAGTAAGTCTAGCAGTAACTTCAGTATATGCGAAAACACCTGCAGCTACTCCTGCGATAATTGCAAGCATATTTTTGATAGGCATACTAACATTTGTTTTATCTGAAACAGAATATTTCATTTTCTTTTTCTTTTTTTATGTAACAGGTTAACTCTTGAATGCCATAACCATGTAGTAAACTTTATAGAATAAGTCTCAAGCCATGAAAATAAATTATCTAAACCACCAAAAAATTTTAATAAGAATTTATCGATCATCTTCCTTGACCCTTGTATCTTGTAAGTTTCTGTTGTCTTTTTTCATTTTTATTTTTAGACTTCTTATGCGCTCCTGGTCCACGCTTCTTTGGTTTATCTCTAGGTATAAAATGTGTAAACTTTTGTTTTGCCATTATCTTTTCTTCTTATATTTCTTTTTCTTTTTCTTTTTACCTGTTTGCTGCGCAAGTAAGTGTAGGTTTCTTTCTACTATACTGCGATACAAACATTGTTGGTGCTTCGTTACTCATATTATTTCTTTACTAAAGATCCACCAAAATACAATCCAATTATTGCAGAAACTAAATTAGTATCTAATGGTGTGATTACAAAACTGTTAGACGATAATGTTATCCATTTCATAACTTCTTTTTCTGGTATAAAAAAGAATGAAGGTTTAAACTCTAGATAACCTACAATAACACTAGTGTCTGGTGATATTATTGGCATTAATTTTGGCAGCAAGACTATCGCAAAGACAGCAGTTAATGCTATAATTCTTCTGGTCCATTGGAAACCTTTGTTCTCATATTCCCTTGCTTCTTTAAAACCTTTTTGTTGAACTTCAGCTCTTTGTATAAGCATCTTTTGTTCTTCTCTTTTTGCTTTTATACTTTGTGACCAGATACTCATTACTCCACCGAGTACAGTAGAACCTAGCATTGTTATCATTTCAAATGGCATTGTTTCTCCTATTCATATATTATTTTTACTTTTAATTTCTTTTGTTCTTTAGTTGCTCCTCTAGAGATAAAGGATCCTTTAAGATTTCTTTTATATCCATCTGGCGCAGTATAACTGTCAACCTTTCTATAATTTTTAGCCTTAACATCATAAGCATTATACTCACCTGTAGTCATATTTAAAGTAACAATGTCTATTGGTCCAAGACCACCCAGGGGTGTAAACACTAGTATATTAGGATCTTTTGCAAGACGAAGTTGAGCAGTAAGTTCTGTGGTTAAGCCAACTATAGCTTTTTTTCTTCTAGCCATTATACTTGATGTAGCCTAGCAAGGAAGCTATCGCACCACCAATTAGCAACAAAACTCTAAAACCACCCTTACTTTTATTAACATCACTTTTTAATTCTTTTATATCTGTACGCATTTCATCAATAGCTTTGAATAAAGTTTTCATTCTTTCTGCGCAAACTTTTTCGTGGTAAGATATTCTTATAGAGTTGTTATCTTCTATATTTTGTTTTAAAGTTTTTTTTTTACGCACCATCACCTACCTTGTTACAAAAATAAGTAACATATAATTCTTCTTCGTTAAATATTTTTGTATTATAATTGATGACTTCTACAGTTGCTAATGCTCCTGCTTTATTACAATCACTCCATGTATAAAATTCCATAGGTGATAATGTTGTGTTGTTACACATACCTGTAATAGCCGAGCAGATAGTGTAAGCCAACACAAATTTCATTATGACTCTTTATTTTCTTTTACTTCCTCATCTTTAGGAAGTTCAGCTTTTAACAGCTCAGTATATTTACCTTTTAAGATACCTAAATCTTGTGCTTCTAAAGAAAGCTGTTGTTCTTTAGTTCCAATATTTTGTAACTTACCAAGATATAATTTGCCATTATCAGATAGCTTATCGCTATCATAGTCTTTATCATCAAACTTAAAGTTCATGTTACCACTCCTTAGTTTTAGACGTTAAAGTAGGTGCTTTTTGTGATGCGATTTGTGCATCAAGATTAGCTTTCATATCATCTTCAGTTTTATCTGAATGTTCTAATACACAAGCTATAGCATCTTCTTTAGTCATACTGTCAAAGTCTTGGTCGTTAGTTTGACCATCAGAACCATACATAGTTGCAGAGTGTTCTCCATCAACTGCTGTGTATCTCCAATGGATAACTTTTACTTTGTTATCTGCGTCTGTCTCAAAATTTGGGAAAGACCATTCGTATGTTGTTGCCATATTATTTTCTCCTATTATTAATTATTTAACAAGTCATGCCATACAGTTTTAATTTCATCAGTTGTTGTAGCTGTATCTACTTGACTTGGTAAATCTCTTAATGTTTGTTTATCAGCAACAATAGAAGTAGTGTCTGAACCACTTTCATTTGCTCTCATATAATCAACATCTAATTTTTCTAATGCTGGTTTTCTTGCTTCTCTTATTTTATTTTTCCAAACATCTTTTGCTTTTGAAATATCTATAGTTATAGCCATTAGTCTCCAACTCCATCTGTTAATTCTGCATCATCTATTGTCCAAGCATTTCTAAAAGTTCTATCTGTAGGAATAAAATTATCATCTACGATTTTGTATGGAAAACCAGTAGGTACATCTTTTTTAGCAATTTCATCTACTGTCATTGTTTCCAATGCTTCTGGTGATGGTGTCATTATAGTTATATCACTTTGAATGTTTGGTGATTGATTTTTAAAAATTATTTTACTCATTATTTCTCCTTAATGTTATTCAAAGAATGTTGCGTTTACTTCTGGAAAATCAGATAAATTTGCAGCATCACTATAAGTTGCTATTTCACATCTTCCAGTTTCTTTAATACTATCTGACCTTCCATAACTAACATCTCCAATTATACTTGTGTTAGTATTTGGGTCTCTTCCTGCACCTGCCATAGTATAATTTGCACTACTAAGACTACTTGTAAAATTAATCACATATTCTCCAGTTCCATTGTCATTAATACTACTTACATTTGCAGTAGATTGAACTGAGTTGTTAGCTCCATTAAACATGGCATAAGCTACAACTGAACCTGCACCAGATGATATTCCTGTTAATGCAGAACCATCTCCAGAAAATGATGTAGCTTTTACTGTTCCATTAACATCTAGTTTTTCTGATGGCGATGAAGTTCCGATACCAACTTTTCCATCTGATTTTATAATTAATTTTTGGCTTCTTTGAGGAGCAAATATAAAGTCTGGGTTAGAACCACCTGCATTAGACCAAGTTGAGAATACTACATTACTAGCTCCTTGAGCTTCAAATAAAGTTACATTGGCGTTTGCTACTCCCCCAAAAGTAGTTCCACTAGTTGATGAACCATAAGAATATATTTTCATATAACCACTAGCATTATTCCACGCTTCAAAACCACCTAATGCAGTTGATGTTGTAGTTTTTGATTTAATTATAGTATTCTGTGCACCAGAACATTCTAATTCTTCAGATGGCGATGCAGTTCCAACACCAAATCCAACACTTGTTGCTCCAAATGCTACTGTATGAGAACTACCACCTCTATAGAAAACAAAATCATTTGCTACAGCTGATATTAATGGTTTAGCTGTGCCACTTGTATTATCGCAAAGTTCTATACCACCATAAGTATCAGTAGATTCAAATCTAGCAAGTTGATTGTCACTAGAAACTATATGTAATTTTCTTGATGGTGATGAAGTTCCGATACCTAATCCAGTAGAATTTAATCTCATTTTTTCTGAACCTGCTACTGCAATTTGTAAAGCATCTGTATCATGTCTATAATTTATTTGACCTCTGTAACTTCCTGCTCCTGTTCCATCTGCGAAATGAATTGCTCCTGTATGAGATGTTCCAGTATAAATAGTTAATCCTTGATGTGTTGAACCATTACCAACTAATAGAGGTAATCCACCTGCATCAAAGCCAGAAGCACTTGTAGTATTTATTAATACATTCTCTGATGAGTTAATAGTTATAGCAGTAGCATCAGCATTATCATCTATACCTTTAGATTGAAAATTTAATACTGGTATGTTTGCTTTATCTCTTGCGTTAGTCATTTAATTATAAATCCTCTTGTTCAGCTTTAAAAGTTGCATAAGCATCTTTAACATCTTGTGTCCAGACTGCGTTGCATACTGCTTGAACCTCTGAGTGTTCATTCGTAATATCTGCATCTGGCATTAAAGAATGTCTATGATACTTTCTTGATAATTCTTCATTGTCTTCCATAACTACAGTATCTGTTCTTACTTGAACTGATTTGTATTTTCCGACCACTTCGATTTTACCAATCTGTGTCTCTTTAGTTAGTGCCATGTGTTGTCTCCTGTGTTGTTGTTAAAATTAAACATGATAAAAACCACCTAAATTAATTTGCATCAAACCGCTTTCGTCCATTTCTGATGCATCAAGTGTATTATAATTTGCTCCACTACCTGCTTGGTTTATATAAAGTTCTACTCTTGTAGTGTTTGGAGAAATTTGACCTTTGATACCTGCATCTCCTAAATTTTGATAACCTTCTATCGGAAAAACACTTATCGCACTTTGAAAATAGTTAGATATATTTGCTGACGTAAAAGGCAACCCATTTATCCATGCTGTTCCTAAACTAGTTACTGAAGCTGTAGATATTCTAATATTAAAAAATACTATGTTTCCTATTTTAGTGTATCTGCCTTGCTGACCACCACTAACATAATTAGAAGTTCCTGTACTCCAACTAGGTGTAAAAGTTCCTTCTTCGTAATCGTCTAAATTATTTGCTGAACCTGTGCCACCAAGACGTACTCCGTCTGATAAATATAATCTTCTAAATCTAACTCCTTGCTCTCCTAAATCTTGGTCAGCATCAGAATTAGAACCATCTGAATTACAAGGAGTAATACAATTTAAATCATCTCTAAATCTAATTCCAGAATTTCCAGTAGATGCAATATGTAATTTAGAACTTGCTGAACCAATACTACCAACTGATGTTCCATCTTTTCTAAATTGAACAATATCTCCATCAGAACTTAATCTATTTAATAATGCTGAATAGTTGCCACTAACTGTTGCAATTAAACGACCATCTGATTTAAATTCTGCTCCTGCTGAACCTATACCTGTAGCAGTTTTTCCCACCATGAAATTTCCAGATGAGTCGATACGCATTTTCTCATTTCCATTAACTCCAAAATCTAAATGGTCTCCATTGTGAGTATAATTAATATAACCAATACAATTATTTCCACTATCTCCAAAACATATTGCTCCATTAGATGTATTGCCAGATAGAATAGTCATTCCACTATTACCAGAATTTTCTGCTATGACTTGATTGTGACCAGAGTTTGCACTAGCACCACTATCAGCAGATTTAACATGAAGTAATCCTAAAGGTGATGTTTCTCCGATACCAACAGTTCCACTACCTAAATCAATATTAACGCCATAATTTCCATCTTCACCAATTTTTAAACTTCCTGAAGAACCTATACCTTCAATATAAAGTTCATTACCATCTGAGTGAACTTTATAATTTCTACCTGCTCCACTAGTTGCATCAATGCGTATTTCTGGTGTAGCTGATTCAATTTCTAGTTCTGATGCAGGAGAACTTGTACCAATTCCAACTTTTCCTGCTGATGTGATACGGAGTTTCTCACTATCATCAATTTTAAATTGCATGTAAGTATCTGCACCACTATTATCTGGGTCTGCATCTATCTGTAAGGAATTAGAACTGCTACCATCATTAGTTATTTGACCAGATTTTTGACCTACATTATCTAAAATAAATAAACTTCCATTGTTACCTGTTGATATATTACCACCAGTAACTAAATCTCCAGTCATTGTAAGATTAGTGATGCCTGTATAAGCACCAGTAATTCTAGCATCTGGTACTGTACCACTTGTAAGATTTGATGCGTTCATTGAAGCAATATTAAACGTACCAAAAGTTATAATATCTACGACATCGCCATTTGTTAAAGCTGAAGCAAAGACAACAGAGTTACCACTTGTTACAGTAACGTCTGTTCCATTTACCATCTTAATTCCATTTAGGAATACGTCTATAAATCCTGCGTCATAAGTAAGTGAATTTGAATTATCATCATTGCCAGAGACAGTTGTAGGTGTACCAGATATTGTATACTTAAATCTTTCTGAAGTTCCATTTACTGAAGAACCTGCATTTACCCAACCAGTTGATGAGTAAACTTTTAATTGATTCGAACCTGTATCAAAATACAAATCTCCTAAATCCAATGCTGAACCATCTGGGTCTTGCGTTGGTGCTGAACTTGATGCACCAAGATAAGTATTTGCAAAACTATTTATTGAAGTTAAATTTGATGCTGCAGTATTTACTGAAGCAATAGAACCACCAACATTATTAACATTAGCGATTGAGCCAGATACTGTTCCAATATTATTTGAACCTGTTAAATCTGTAGCTACAGTTCCAATATCACTAGCATCACCTGCCACAGCATTTATATTTGTGCTATTACCTGCAACTGAATTTATATTGGCACTATTTGAATTTACTGCATTTATATTAACAGAATTTGCATTTACTGCATTTATATTTGATGAATTATTATTAACATTTGTTATTGCAGTAGAAATTCCAGCTACTGAATTAATATTTGATGCGTTAGAAACTACTGAATTTATATTGGATGCGTTTGAAACAGCTGCATTAATATTACTTTCATTTGCAACTGCTGCATTAATATTAGATGCGTTTGCAACAGCTGAGTTAATATTGTTTTGATTAGTAACTGTTGGAGTTAATTGCAACCAAGTTGTAGATGAAAGATTATAAACCTTCATTACATCATTAGTCGTATCAAAATATAATGCTCCATCTTGCAATGCGTTTCCATCATTATCTACAGATGGATTAGAAGATTTTGCTCCAAGAAAAGCATCATCAAATAAATCAAAAGTAGCAGCAGCAGCACTAGCAGAGTTAGCCGATGCAGTAGCAGAATTTGACGCATTAGTAGCATGAGTTCCAGCTCCAACTGCCGAAAGACCAGCTAAGGCTCGAGAATTATCTGCAGCAACTGCCGATGCAGAAGCATTTGTTGCAGAGGTAGCAGCAGAAGAAGCAGAGTTTGCAGCAGCAGTTGCCGAACTGGCAGCAGATGTAGAAGATGTTGTTGCAGTAGCAGCATCTACAAGTAATCCCCATTTTGCACTATCAGTATTAGTAGTTAATGGTTGTGATCCAGATGATGTGTGAGCAGTTAAAGCTATAAAAATATTATTAGTAGATGTATCTTTAACAAGATCTCTAACAGCATAAGTTGTACCAGATGACCAGTTACCTTTAAAAGTTCCAAGTTCTTGAGCAACAGTTAATTCACCATTTGCATCAAAACCAAATACTTTATTTGCTCTATCAGTATCACCAACAGTAAATTCAGTTGATGTCATTGTGTTTGTTCTTGATAATTTAATTGATCTATCTATTTCTTCTTGCAACTGTTGAATTGCCATCATAGATCTATCTAATCCTTCTTCATGACTTTCTGCAGGGAATGGATCGTTAGCAATATAATCGATTGCTTGTGTTTGTGGTGATGCTCTTCTTATAACTACAGTTTCTGTGTTACTTGGAATGTTACCTGTTGTGAATACAATAGTTCCACCATTAGCATTTCCTGCACCCGTTACTGTGTAATGTGTAGTTAAAGTTTTAACTGTTTCAATAGCTGAAGCATCCCTAATAATAACTTGAAGATCAGTATTTGCGAATACTTTAAATGTATAGTTAAAGGTATCTAGAGTACCATTTCCAGAGTATGAATTTTTTACTGTAGTCGATGATATAGTCATATGCTAAAAACCTTTAAACATTGATGATGGTTTAGTCAATAAATATTCTTGGTTATACTCTTTTTTAATCATTATTTCTACTCTTTATTGGTTAAATTCTGGCACTATTGAACCTGGTTTCATGTAATATGTTTGACCTCTTTTTTCACTATGATTTGCTTTCATTCTTTCCCAATAACCAGGATCTAAAAATTCTTTAATTTGATAACCAATTAAATAGTCATATGCTGCTTTAGTATAATACAAGTTTAAAAAAGGTGTATGACCTTCAACTAATTCGTAAAACTTTTTACCTGCTTTTTTAGGTTCGTTCATAGCTTGAACCATATCAAAGAATTTTTTTATATCTCCTGCAGTTGGTCCAAGAGCAGTTTCAAATATACCATTACCATATTCATTTTGAATTTCACTTATTAAGAAATCACCATAAATACCACCACCACCACCTTGAGCAAATGATTGTAATATAACACCTTTCTTTTTAGGATCTCTAGGAGATCTACCTCTAATCATATCTTTAGTTGTCATTGCTATATATCCAAAAATAGTACCCATTATTACAAGACTAGATAAACCTTTTAACATTGGTAAACTACCTTCATCTGCTCCATAAGAATATAATTCTCTACCAATAATTTTTTTCCACATACTAATAGGGAACCCTTTAAACTGCATAACAAATCTAATGGTTTCTCCCATTGGAGTACCTTTTTCTAAACCTTGGTTCATGATTGCTCTAGTAGCAGCATCTGGTTCTGGAGATCCATGCATACCTTGATCTACTAAAACATTTCTCCAGGTTAATTCTAAATCTTTTTTAAAGTTTCTTATTTCTCTTTCAGATAATTTTCTACCAACATATTTCATTATTGCTTCATCTGCAATTTCATCAACACCTTCTGCAGTTAAATATCTTTTATTATCAACTGCTAAAGTTTCAATTGAACGAAGCATATCCCATTTACCTTCGTCAATACCATATAAAGTTAAAAAATTTTTTTCTCTTAAATCTAAATCTGCAAACTTTGTGCTAGTCTGCATTCCATAATGTCTAGATAATCCTAATATCATTGAACTTTTTAATCTTGACACCCAACCATTTAATGAGTTCCATTTAAAGAATGTATTTTGTAATTCACCCATTTTACCCCAACTATCATTACCTGCAGCATATACATTACCTCTATAAGCCGTAGCAGAATAAGAGTTACTTACTACTTGCAAGACTTCCATTGCAGCTTTATCGTTTGCATTAAATAATCCTGTTAATGCTTCAAATAAACCAGTTAATAATCCTCTACCTTGAAAGTTTGTACTACCCATATATTGAGGTAAGTCACCAAAAGAAGTAATAGGTGTCATACCTAATCTTGCCATGGCTCCTGTTGATCTAACAACCATACCTACTTTTGCTAAAACATCATTTGATATACCATTAATACTTCCATCTATTTCTTTAAATTCATTTTCAAAATTTTTAAAAGTTAATTTATTAACTTGTGAAGGATCTTCGCTTTTATATTTTTTTCTTAACAAAGCTAAAACTTTTTCTAGAGTATCTTTAGGATTAGTTCCAAGTGTTTGCATTAATGCAATGTTTCTTGTGCTAGTCGTAATAACACCTAATACATTTTCTTTTAAAGAAGGTTCTCCAAACTTAACACTATATTCTTGTCTACTAGCAGAATTTTTAAAATGTAAAACTCTTGATGCGTTTAGTCTATTAGTTACATTTTTTGTACCAAAAACACTTCCTGCGCCATCATGTTTTGTATGATCACCAGACATAAGACTATCAAAAATATTATCTAATATTTTATCTATTTCTTTAGGATCATTTACATTTGCAAAACTTCTTTTTAAATCTAATCTAGGTTTAATATATTCTCTCCAAGCCACTCTATGATCACCAATAATTTTAGAACCATTTGCAGCTCTAGCCATTTTTTCTGTGTTATGAGACATTCTTGTAATCCAATCATCTATCTCACCTATGTTAGCACCAAGATCATTTAACTGACCTCTTAAATCAGATTGTATTCTCATCAACACTTTTGCAATTTGTTTAGCTTCTGGGTTACCAGAAATTAAACCTTTCATTTCATCCATAATTTCTAAATCCATTTTACCAGAAGTTAAAGCATCCCAGGATGTAGGTGATATTTCGTTTATTCCTCTAAAAAAATTATTAATTTCCATTTCCTCTAAAGCAGTTTGTCTTGATCCAATAGAGTCTCTAGCAATTTTAGAAAATTTTTGATTACCAACTAATTTAGCTAAAACACCTTCTTCTGGTGTTAATCTAAATTTAACTCCAGACGCAGCAGATAAGTCTACTGCATCTATAATTTGTTGATAAATATCTATAGCCTTCATATTGTTGTCGGCTAAATTTCTTTTCTTTACTGCTTGTTCATATTCAAATTTGTCTATAACTTCTTTTGCTAAAATCTCATCTGTTTTAATTTGTGCTTTTTCAAATTTACTTTCATTAATTTTTATTTTAGCTTCATCTAAAATTTCATTAATTTGTTCATCAGATATAAGATCACCAGTTAATCTTTTAACTTCTTCAAAACATTTAGATATTTTTTTTATATCTGCCATTAACTATTCCTTTTAGTACAATAAGTTCCTGCTTCTATAGCTTCTCTTATTTTAGTTTTATTTTTTATATTATTATCTATTTTTTCTATTTCAGCTTTGTTTACAGATAATTCTGTAATATCTTCATCTTTAATATCTAATTGTTTTTGTCTAACTTTAGTTGATGCATTAATATTTTCTGCTTCTGACTCTAATTCAGAAGTTACTTTTTGTTTTCTTGTTATTTCTTTTTCAGTAAATAGTTTTTTATTATTAGCATTAATACCTTCTTTTTGTTCTTTTAATTTAGCTTCATCGTTTGCTTTTCTTTTAGCTTCGATTAAATCTCTTTCTGTTTTTTGTAGGTTTCGCAAGTTTTGCAAGTAAACTTTTGCAGACTTTCTATCATTATTATCTAAAGAATTTTTATATAAACTTTTATATTCTGTAATTTGATCTTCTAATTTATTTAATCTTTCATCACCTATTCTAGTTTTTTCAACTATAACATTTCCAGTATCTACTTTCTCTCCTTTTAAAACTTTACCAACAGAATATCTTAATAATGCTTGTTGATTTTCTGGAGAGATCGCAGCAAGTTTTTGATAGATATTTGGCTTACCTCTTTTTTCTGCAATAAAATCACCTATTCTTCCAAAACCAACATGAGCTGCAGAACCTATAAATCCACCTACTGCTATGTTTGCAAAAGAATCATATACATCGTAATTAGCTTGCTCTGATTTAGCCACACCATAAACAAGAGGTTCAACTGCAGTATTACCAACAAAACCTTCAACAAAACCTTTTTTCATTCTAGCAACATTTTTACCAGATCTTGCTACCATATTTGCAAATCTTGTTTCACGAACAATTGGAACAAAAGATGCTGCAAGATTAATAGGATCTAAAAAACTTGTACCTAAAGATTCTAAAAAGAAAAAACTTCTAGCAAGTTTACTATCTGGACCTCTAGCAATAACATCTGCTCTTTCATTTTCTAATTTTTTTCTTTCTACCAAGTAGTCAACTAAACCTGCTCTAGTATCTTTTTCAAAAACTAAACCAAGATCTCCATACTCTTTGTTTAAAAAATCTCTATCTAAATATTCACTACTTGATTGATATGCTTGAGTTTGTTCTACAGATCTAAATATAGAAGATGTTGGATTGTAGTTCCAGGCATTCATAAATGTTGCGCCTGCAGTTTCCCAAAAACCACTTTTAGTTTGATTGTATAAAGAACCTATCTCTTGTTCGGATGTTTCAAAACCACCTAATCCAAAATTTATCATAGTATTAGTCTTTGTATGCTTTTTTAAATTTTTGCTTTATAACTCTGTCATTTAAAACTTTAACATTTGTATGATGATATTTTGCATATAGTTGCATTGCTTGTTTCATATTACCACTTAACATTGCTTTTATTAAATCATCAGTTCCTTTTTGTTGTTGTAAATTAATTAAAAATAATTCTTCTTGTTGTTCATAAGTTAATTTTCTAGGATCATTGTGTTCTTTAGCTGATTTAACCCAACTAGGAATAGTTTGATTTTTAGCTTCATATAAATTTATAACTCTTTGTAATCCTGTTTGAAAAGCAGAACCTTCTTTATTGCCATCACTTGTCAACATTTTAAATTGAAAATCTCCTGCAGCAGTAGAGGATTCATTATATAAATTTTTCCCACCACTACTTTCTATATCATGAACAGCACTTATAAATTTTTGTAAATTAGTTTTAGAATCTTCATTAGTGATATTATCACCTAATATAATTCTTTTTCCAGTAGGAATATTTACTTCTGATGCTTCTGCTTTTGATACAAATAAACTTCCAACAGTATCAATTGCACTTCCTAATGTAATACTTTCTTCACCTATGTTTTGATTTTCATCTGAAGGTAAATCAATGTTTAAATAATCTAAACCATCACTATCTTCTACTAAAATTATATCTTCTCCTGTTACTGGGTATTTTAATTCTGTACTCATGATACCTTTATCATTTTCAGTATCTGTAAAGAAAATTTCTATTTTTTCACCTTTTGCATTTACAATAGGATATGTTCCATTTGCAAATTCTGCATAAACAATAGCACCTGTCATATCTCTATTATTTAAAACAATACTATTATTTTTAATAGTTGATAAAACTCTATCTCTTACTTGTTCTTCAGTTAAATTTTCTATTCCTGCAAATTTAGCAAAATGCATATATCCATCTTCACCCATAACTTTATCTATATAATCTGTAGTTTCTATATGTAATAAAGTTGCTTCTAATTTTTGTTCTAATAAAATTCCATTTGTTCTTTTACCATTAACATCTACTGGAATCATGTAAGTTTCAGACGCAGGTATTTTGTAATCTCTTAAAAATTCTTTTGAAGCAGAATCAACAGCTTCACTTACACCCATTTGTTTATATTTTATTCTATGTAATGCTGATTTATAAATAGTTTCTTCCATATTCTTAATTAGTTCAGTTTTATCTACTGATCCTTCTGGTTGAACCTCAAGAACATTTTCAAAACTTTCCATGTTTTTAATTACACGATTTTTAATAGAATTAAATTTTTCACCTTCACCCAATCTATCTTTAACTAAACTTTCTAATTTTTGTAAATCTTGTGTACTCGAAGAAAATATATCTTTTTTTAATTCTATACTATTTGTACTTAAAGCAACTATATAATCGCTTGGAAGTTTTACATCTGTTAATTGATTTAAAACTTTACCCATATTTTCATTGCCGTACATATCTTGTGTAAACATAATAAAATTAATTTTATCTTGAGCTGATGTTTCTGGATCTGTAAGTGTTGTTTTTATTTTATTAATTTCTTCATTACTTGCAACTCTAATAGAACTTTCTGGTATTTCTAATGCTCTTTGTTTTTCTATAACCATTTCTATTAATGAAGTTTTTTTACTTTTAATAAGATTAGGATCTGTTTCTGCTTCTAGTTGTTGATAAGCAAGTTCTACTTCTTCATCAAATGTTTTTATAAAACCAACAGGATCTGAATTTAAAGATTCTTTTTTACCTTTAACTAATTCTTTAATATATAATTCGTTAGCTTGACCATTTTTTTCTCCATGCATTTCATAACCTTCTGCTATTTGACCATCAGCAACTTCATCTGTCAAAGATAAAGGTGTATTAAGAAGTACATTATTATTTGCAGCACGATCTTTATTTAAAGTTTCTTCTGCAATCATTGCATTAACTTTTCTTGTAGGTAAAACTAATGCAGCAGTATTCATATCAAAAAAACTTTCTTTACCTTTTGCAATTTTAGCAAGATGATCTTCGTATTCAATTTTAATCATAGGTGCTATAGTTATTTTAGCTTTTTCTATAAGTTTCATTCTTGAATCATAATTCAATCCTACAAAATCTTTTTCATCCATTAACATAGCTAATGCTTCTCTAGGATTGTTAGAGATCATTTTTTCTGCTTCTAAAAATTTTATTTCATTAGGTATGCCTGCAATCATTCTACCTAAAACTGCATCTGAAACTTTACCTTTATAATTTGTTGTATATAAATTTTCTAAATCACTACCTAAAACTGCATAGTCAAATCCCTCATCAGTATCTATGGCAGTTATCATTAACTTTTGTTTTTTTTCATTAACCAAAGTATCTAACGCAATTAAAGTATTTTTTTCAACTGCACTAGTTGTTCTAAATATTCCTTTCTGTACTTCAGATAAAGCATACTGATTAAATAAATTTTGAGTTCCTCTATTACTTGCAAGACCAGAATATTTTTTCATTAAAATATTTGATTGAGTCTTAACTAAATTTTGTGCTTGATCTTGGTTTTCTAAATTACTTGCTTGATCATAAACTGATTGCATATCTCTAACAAAATCATTTTCTAATCTTAATGCTTCTGTTTTGTTTTCAAAATCTTTTTGCTTAACTCTATGTTGTACTATTTCTTTTGTTACAGGTGCTAAAACATTTCCAATAGTTTGATTAAGACTCATTTGAGTATTAGATTGAACAGATCCAACTTCACCTGTTATTGTTGCTTGAGTTGTAAATGTAGGTATTTTTGGCATTACATTATATCTCCTGGATCTCTACCATATCCACTTTGACCAAAACCAGTATATGTTCTGCTATTAGTTGAAGTTCCAAAATTACTCATATTAAGTAGACTTGTTCCTGTAGAAGCAATAGTTTGATATTGAGCCATTCTAGCTTGCTCTCTAGCAAGTTGAGCATTTATTCTTGCAAAGTTTGCTTGTTCTAATTTTTGAGATTGAGCAACTTTAGAATTGTATCTCATAATGTTTTCTTGCATATACTTCTCTCTAGCATTTGCTGCTGCTATTCTATATGCTGTACCTGTTCCAGAAACTATACCAGATTTAGCAAAAGCTACTTCTGCTTGACCTACTAGTTTTTGATAAGACTCATCAAACCTAGCAATATCAAATTCAGTTTTTTTTTCTATTTGAGCTGCTTCAGCTTCAAGAACTTTAGCATTACGATTGCCAACAGCTTCATTAAATTTTCCAATCTTACCTTGTTGTTGATATGTTGCTGCTCCTATTGCACCAACTACTGCTGCTTGCCATCCCATTAGAATAACCTCGCATACATATATTGATCAGAACCATCAAAACCAAATTTTCTCATTAAACCTTCTTCTTCCAATCCTAACCATTTAGCAAATTTTAAACCTGTTGTATAGTTTGCTCTTACAGCACTTTGAACTCTATTGATATTATTTTCTTTAGCAATTCGTGCAAAATCTTTTTTTATTGCTTTTGCAACAGCTATAGGATGATCTAAAACATCTTTAGTAGCTAGTACCCAACCCTCTGCAACACCATCCCAAATAATTTTCATACCTGCAGCAAAGATAGGTTTGCCATCAATCATACCTGTGAATGCTAAATTTTCTTGTTCTAAATTCATTGCGTTTCCATTAAACTCCATATCTTTATCCATCAAAAGATGATTCATTTGTTGTTTCATAATATATTCACCATGTTCACCTTTGTACTTTACAATATTGATTATTCTATCCATCGTTTGTTTGAAGTTTAGGATATAATGACAATATCGTCAAAGGTAAAGGTTGAGTTTGTCTAACAAATATAAAACCATCTGTTTCATAGTTTCCTCTAAATTCTACTTCTTTATCTCCAGTAAATACATTAACACCACTATTCATTTGATTAGCTGAAGATCTAAAAGGTATTCTTTCCATGTTATCTAGATCTGGACCAATCTCCACACCAATACTTTCGTAAAGTCTAGCAGTAATTTCATAAATTCTTTTAGTCTTACTTTGTGATGTACCATTTTGTGCGCCTGCATCTATTCTCATTGTTTGTAATAAAGATGTATAACTTAATCCAATTTTAACTTTACTTGCAGATCTATCTAATGTGATCTCTCCAGAATTTACAACTTTATTTGGATGTGTTGCACCATCTGCCAATATTGAAACAGTTTGACCCTCAAGATGAGAAAGACCAGATAGTGTTGTAACTGCTGATCCACTATAAGATAATTGTGAATCTAAAAAGTTAAATGAAGTATCGTCTGTTTCATCAAAGTCATATTGATGAAGATATTCTACATATCTTTTTGTAGCACCATTGATTGTTCTTTTTATAATAACCCATGTTTGATATTCAGAATCATCTGTAGGAATTGTAGCAACACTATCACAAACTGAATTACCACTTCCGAATACACCACCAAAAATATGTCTATGCCAGGCAACTACTTGTTGTTCTCTTTGATAAGTTAAACCAACTAATTGACCATCATTTCTTGCGCACCATATAACTTGATTAGGTTCTTGTTGATATGATAGTTGTTTAAATCCACCTTCAGAAATATGCTCGGCAAGGATAGTTAAGTCTGGAGCAACATAACCATCAACATCAAAGTTGTAAGCTAGTTCTCTTAACTTTCTTCTTGCTCTTTGTAAAAATAAAGTTGCGTTACCAACAGCTAAAGCATCTACATTTGCAGCTCCATTGTTAGATTGTTTTTTAATTAATATGTTTGTAGGTGTTATTGCAATATCAGTTCCACCACCACTAACTGCAAACTCACCTCCTGCAGTACCAATAATTAAAGTTCTTGTAGCTGTCATAAATCTAATTGCGTTTACTTGGTTTGATGCAATCGTATAAATAATAGAATCATCATCTGCTACTGTTCCATGATAGTTATCATCCATGTTTTCATAATCACCAGATTTAGAAAAGAATAATGTTTGTGGTTGAGATAAGGTTGCTGCAAATACTAATCTTTGTTCAAAGAAAGTTACGCAAGAAGGATAGCCAGTAGTATCTGAAAAAGAACCTAATGCAAAATCAGTTGTAGCTGAACCACTTGATATATCTGTTAATACTTCCATATTAACAACAGTTGATGATGTGTATCCTGTAATTTTTACATGACCATCAAGTACATGAACTAATCTTCCAACATCAGTTGACAACCAACCTTGATTAGAATTAACTCCAGTAGTTGATGATAAAGTTAATGTTCCTGTATGACCAGTATTTGTATGTGATGCTGTTATAGTTGTTGTTTCAATATTGTGATCCATAAATGGACCATTCGTAAATTCAACACTTGTTAGTGTCCAGGATGTGTGACCTGTTCTAGCTAATTTTTTTACTGGATGATTGGGGTGACATAAATACATAACATCAGCACTTTGTGCATATTTAATATCAAATAATTCTGATTCTAAATAAGGTGAAGGTATTTCATAAGCTGAACCACTAGATAATATTTGACCATTATCTTTATAAAATCTTATGTACTGATTACCAAACTCCAACATATAAGTTTGTGTTGTACTAAACTCAAAAGGAATTAATCTTGTTTCTTTAGAACTATCTTTTACTTCTGCTACAAACTGTGAGCCAGATCTTCTTGTTGCACTTCCATGAGGAAAAACAATCATGTTTTCTAAAGTCTTACATCCTGTAGGGTATTTTTGTAAATCGTTTCTACCATCTAGCCTTGGTGATAATTCTCCACCTGTGAAGTTCGTTAATTGAACAGCAACTCTAGCCATAGGTTAGTACCTTGCGTTTATAAAAGATGAAGATCCAATAACATCTGATTGACCATTGTCTGGATTAGTATTTTGACCTTCTGTAGCATCTACAAATCTTGCTTCTCTTAATTTGTCTTGAAATAAATTATACATATTAGAAGCCGTAGGATTAGATGAAGTAACTGCATAAGCAATGTCTGCTGCTAGTGATGCAGAAATTGTTTCTCTTAATAGTTCATCATATTGATTAGCATCTGTTATTCTTGCAACATATTGAATTTTTACTGTTTCATGATTAGCTACAATTTTTCTACCTTCAACTTTAAAATCATGATCATAATTTAATATTCCAATAACTCTTAAACAATCAGAAGGTAATGTAAATTGATAACTAAAACCCCAGGAAGGAGTTGCCGTATCTCTTGCTAGTTCAACTCTTTTAATTAAACAATTCCAAGGATGAGATCTAAACAAACTATCTCTAACTTGTGTGTATCTTGCGTTGCAAAGTCTTGCGTTTTTTGAATCTTCTGTAAGTGATAATATTGTCGATGCACCAAGTTGGTTTAATGCTCCATTACAAATGTCTACTACTGATGCCATATTACTTCCTTATAATATACTTTCGCCTTATATGTCTATCTTTTTCTAAAGCGAATATTTCTTCTGTCGTTCTTTCTTGTTTAGTATCAAATCCATAATGATTTTTACCATCATTCTTAAATCTATCTACTAAAACATATCTATAAACATGATCTCCTTTTTTAAAATGTAGAACAGTTTGTAGATCTTTAATTTGTTTCATGCACTCTAGGGGGTTTCCACTCTCGCTTCCACCCCCTAAAATTCTATTTATTATGCTTCGTGAGCCTGTACTTCTACAACTTTAGCTTCTTCCATTCTAGTTGCACCGAATGCAGCAGAGTAGTAAACTTGAGTTGCGTAGCCTTTGTCAGATCTTTCATCGATTCTAGCAGTAGAGTCTTTACCTACAGCTAATGCAACACCATCTTGTACGAAAGCGATACATTTTCTTTTGCTTGAAGCGATTGCTAGTCTGTTAGATACACAGAAATCAAAGCCAAGGAATGTATTAACATCTCCTGCAGCTAATGCTTTTACTGTATTGAAGTCACTTGAAGTTACTTCAGTAGTTCCTAATAGATCAGAGATCTGTTTTGGAGATACTACGATGTATCTTTTTAGTGAAGGATCAACATCAGCAAGATCGATGATTTCTTTTGCTTCTCTTAATTTAGCAATAGTTAAACCAGCAGTTCCAGATTCAACAATCTTTTGACCTGCAGGTAAAGCTACTGCAGTACCACCAGCAACACCTGTGTCAGATGAACCGATTGCAGCAGTTAAGATAGCATCATCCATTGCTCTACCCATTGCATAAGCAGCAGCTTGTGCATAGCTAGAAGTTGGATCTACTAACATTCTTACTTTATCTAGATCATCAACTAAATCTGCGAACTCATAGTCAACAAGTGAAACTCTTCTTCTTGAGTGAGGAGTATCTGCTTGAGGTGTGTTTGAGTGTCTAGTTGATCTTACTGTTGCAGTTACACTTCCGATTTGATCGAAGAATGCATTTTTTCCTGTAACAGATTCAAGTCTCACTTTATCTCTTAAAAGTGATCCTTTTTGTTGTGATAACATTTGTATGTTTGAACTGTATTGTTCTACAAATGCTTTTGTTATTTCAGTTGACATATTATGTCTCCTTAATTGTTAAGTTAATGTTAAAACAAAACAGAGACGTTATCAGAAATTCTGGCTTCTCTTGCATTTAAAGTCTGTTAGACTAGAGTCTATTCCTTCTTGTCGGTAAGGTTCTTACGAATTGTCTTACTTTTGTTAGGCGAATTTTCACTCGCCTTACAAACCCATGTATAATATTCTTCGCAGATTGGCAAGGGATTAGATTTTTGATTCTCTGATCCACTCTCTACAACAATACGAAGTATTTCTAATCTTAATTCTTCTTTATCCATTAATCATTGTTCTTAAAGTAAATACTTGTTGAACTACTTTGTCATGATCTGGATGAGACTTATTCCAATATGGACCATCCCTATCATTAACAAGTTTACTGATTTCAGCTTCATAATCTGTACCTCTATCAACATTCTCACTTTCTGTACTTACTAATTTATCTTCTGACATTAGATTAGCAATGCTTGCAAAACCTTTAATCACAGAAGGATGATCTCCAATACGAGTACCATCTTTTAATTCCATGTTAAGAATATCTTCACTCATGTTTGCTTTAGCGATAGCACCAGCTTTTTTTATATTCTCATCATAAGATCTACCCCACTCTTTACGAAGTTCTTGTTCTGCATTTGCTTGAGCAGTTTCAGTATCTACTCTTGCTTGTTGAATAGAACCTTCCATAGAATTTTTGTAAAACTCTAGAATACCTTGCGCTTGTTTATTATTTAAACCAAGTTTATGAGCATTCTCTGCAAATTGTTTTATAGCACCTTCATCCAATGAAGCTGTTTCTGATTGTACTTCTAACTGATATTTGTCTGCAGATTCTGGTCTGCCAAGTTTTCCGTACACTTCATTCCATTGATCGTCTGTTGAGTTTTCATTTGGTACTGCAACTTTGTCTTGACCAATCATTCTAGTTGCGTTGATATAACTTTTAGCTAACGCATCTATTTCTGTAAACTTAGAAATGTTTGGATCGTTTCTAAACTCTTCCGAGATTGTTTCTTTCCAAGATTTAGCAACAGTTGAAGGTTGTTCAATTGTTTGAGGAGTGTCTGTAGTAGTTTGTGTTGTCTCTTCTACAGGCACATCAGTTTGTGTTATCTGTTCATTTGACATTTTTATTCTCCTTTTGTAGCATTTGTTTTATAAATAGAAGTACGCTACGTTGACCTTCCATATATGCACTTTCATGACTATCACCTTTTACATTGGTGGTAGAATGATAATGACATCTTTTTTCTAAATCAGACAAAACCTCTTTGCCTTCGTCTGTGTTAAAAATATATTGATAGTTATCTTTTAGTTTCTTTATGAAACTTTCCATTTGTTTTTCTGATTGCATACTACTCAACATCTGCATTAGCTACTGCTTGCGCTTCTTCTGGCAATGCTTTTGCTAATGGTGCTACTTTTCCTCCTGCTTCTGCTAATTGTTGTACTTGTTGCATCTGTTGCATTTGTTCTTGTTGTTGTGCTTGCGCCTGTCTTTCTGCGTCTAATTCAGATTGTGGTTTTAATATTTTTTGAGGTACACCAACAATGCTAGTTAGATGTCTAACTAATTTATCCATATTGATATGATCAAATACTGGAGCAACATTTGATAAGCTACCCATAATTTCTATTGCTCTCATGATAGATGAAAGTTCTGTAGATTTTTGTGCTTTAGCTAATGGTGATACATATTCAATTTCAATGTCTTGACCAGATAAAAAGTCTGGTGCTTGTGCAAATAAATTTCTTCTCATTAAAATTGCAAATGCTCTATCGATTAATGGTTTTAATAATTCAGATTGAAGTCTACCCAAAACTGGTCCAAGTAATCTCATCTTCTCTTCGTTTCTTTGTATAACTTCTGTTGCCGTCATTTGTGGACCATCTTGCATCATTAATTGATTTACATAGAAAGCATTTCTAATTGAGTTTCTTCTTTGCTCTTCCATGTTTAAACCTAGTGTATTGTTTGCACCAATATTTAAAGGTTCAATTCTATCTCTAGTTCCTGCTCTGTAAAAATTTAAACCACCAGGTACTGTTCTTACTGGTAACATAAAACCATCATCTGGAACTAATAAAGGTGGATCAACTTGTTTTTGCGCAGACTTGATTATAGTTTTTGACATTTCATTTAGCATCTTAACATCTGGCAAAGCTGTCATTGCAGGAGATCTACCATATATTTCGTGTGATGCTTTTAAGTATCTAGGTACTACAAAAGGAAACTCTTTAAATCCAGAAACAGATAATTCATCACCACTATCTGCATCCATGTAAATAGATTCAAAAGGCATATTTTCTTTATCTTGTTTTGTAGGATTAAAATCTGATCTAGGATAAACTGCGTGAAGTATCTCTACTTCTTCGTAAGGATCCTTTTTTGCTGTAACTGCAATGTGAGTTGATACATTGCCAAACTTTTGTATTGCAGCTCTTGCAGATATTCTAAACTTTCTAAATACTGTATCGATTCTTCCTTTATCATTTTCTGAAATATAAATTTCATTAATGTGTCTTGTAGAAAATTTTAAATTATCTTCATCATCTTCTTCGATAAACATTGCTGCCGTACCAAATGTAATTAAATCATGATACAGTTCAAAAATTTCTTGTTGAAAGTTTGATTGATTGAATGCAGAGTACATAACTTCAGTAGCAGATTCTAACCATGCTTTAGCTTCATCTTCTCCTTCCATTCCTTGATCTTTAAATTTTAAAGAAAACCAAGGTGTTGATGGATTAGTTAACATACCATGAAGTGATGCTGATAATAATTCTACTGATTGTAATGGCGAACCATCAAAAATAAGTTCTGTTCTTTTATCACCTTTAGATCTTGACTTTGTTACATCTGCTTTTCTTGGTTGCATATAGTCTGCAACTTCTTGCCAATGACTTTCCCAATTTTGTCTTTGAGTTTTTAGTCTGTCAAATCTTGATAATAAAATTTTTGCTTTTTCTGATTGTGCCATTATCTACCTAATAAACTTGGTTTACCTAAAGTTAAACTACCAGTTACACCAGTAACACCTGTTAGGATTGTTGGAGATCTTCCTCTAGCTTTTGCTTTTCTTTTTCTTAATTTAATTGGATCTTCTGCTTCTGTAGCTGTTGCTTGTGAAACTTCAGATTCTGTTGGAGTAGTTTCTACTTTAGGTGCTTGAACTACAACACCACTTGATTCTGTTGCACCACCATCATTACCTGTTGATATTATTTCTCTACCATAAGCATCTGTCTTACCAGAACTTCTTCCTGTGATATAACCTTTGTACATTGATTCTTGTGCTGTTCTACTCATTCTTTCAAAATCTTGACGACTTGTTCCTTTATATGCACCTTTACCTAACACTTCACTTGTAAAATAATCTCTAGTTACTTTTGATCCAGCTTGAAATGCTGGTTTCAAAATAGCACCTGCTCCAATCATAGGAGTGTTTTTAATATTTGTTGCACCCTGGTTTTTAAATAAATCCATTTTAGCTGCAGTATCATCTTTCTCTCTTGGATCAGATAATGTTCCAGCAGTTACAGATTTTGTTTTTGGTTTTCCATAATTAGGAGTGGTTGTCATTAACCTTCTAGCTTTAGCTTGTTGGTTTCCACCTCCACCACCACCAGATGAACTATTAGATCCCATTACTTACCAAATGTTAAAGATGATTTAGTTTCAGATACAGTTTCAGATTTTGCTTCTCTGTTTACTGCTATACCTTTTTGTAAATCATTCATGTTGTTAAATTTAGGTTCTGCTTTTTTATTTTCAGGTGTTATTTTCTTAATAGCTTTTTTAATTTTATCTAACATATTATTCTCCTAATAAAGTTTTAAGTTTAGTTTCTTCAGATTCTTGAACTCCAAGTGGTCCAGTAAGTATTGTAGATTTTCTACCTCTTCTTTTTCTTTCTATTGCAGCTTGCTCTTTATCAATCCTTGCTTGTTCCTCTAAAGAAATTTCTGGCACTTCAACAGGAGCTGGAGGTGGTGGCAATGCTGGTGCTTTTGGTTTTAATATTGAACCCATAATTATATAATCCTATAGTTATTATCTGCTACACTTTGTGGCGCAGTTTGTCTAGTATTTAATTCTTGTAAACCTACTGCTAGATACCTCATTGCATCGCAAGCATGACTACTCCAATCATGCACAGGCTTTGATCTAAACATTCTTGATTTGTCTACATACTTCCTGTGGTAATGTCTTAACGCATCTATTAACTTTTTGCAATGGTCTGTATCAATCCAACATCTATTCAACAACATTGTTACTGCATGAATACCTTCTTCTACTGGTAGCTTCGGTACTACCTTAAACCTAACTCCTAACTGATATGCAATCTCTCTTCTGGTTTTGCCATTGCCGAACTCCTGTACATCAATGTCGTGTGGAGCAAAGTGATCTTTGTAAATGTAAGGTTTTTCGTTTAGCATCTGAATATAGTGAGGTAAGCCATGACCTCTTTCTTCATGGTAATCTATTATCTGTACTGCCGTACCTTTTTGTTGAAAAAATATAATACTACTGTGGTCTGCGACACCGAGATCCCAGGCAGTTGAGACAGGCAAAGTAGGATCGTAGGGAACTCTAGCTAGTTGTTTCTTGTCATCTAGTTTAGATATTTCTTCTCCATAGATTGCACCTTCTATATTGGCTATCCAATCGCACTCAAATTCTTGAAGGTACTTCTTCTCACCCATAACTTCTTTTGCTTTATCTAGCTCTTCCTGGTCAACTATTTTTGTCTCACTTGCTTTAGCTTTGTAGTTAAACCAATCTTCTGCACCATTTGCGTGTTGGTATAGATCATAGAAGTTATTGTTCATTCCTGCAGGTGTACCAATAAAGACACAGTAGCCTTTACGATCTGATAGAGCTGGTCTAATTATCTCTGCAAATAGCTTTCCATCGATGTTTGCGTACTCATCTATAACGCAGCCATCCAGGTAGATACCTCTCAATCCATCAGAGTTTTCTGCTCCGAGTAATGTAATCCTAGCACCATTTGGCAGATCTACTCTTAACTCTGTTTCATTGAACTTTGTTGATGGGATTTTATCAGTAAACTGTTTCATGTAATCCCAGGCAATACTTTTTGCCTGTTTGAATGTAGGAGCAATATATGCAAATCTTGGGTTCTTATGTGGACACATTAAGGCAGATTTGATTAAATGGTTGATCATGCATACTGTTTTACCGAACCTTCTGTGGCAAACTAGCACACTCCATCTATGATTGTTAATCTGTTTATGTAAATATGCTTGATGCTTCCTTGGTGTGTAAGGTATTTTAATATTCATTAGTGTATCATATTGGATCTATCACCATGATCTAGTGGTTGATAATCAACACCTAGTGTTACCATGACATAGTTTATAAATAAATTTGCAGATTCTTTATTAGGAATACCAATAAATTTAACTGTTACTGAATTAGTTTTCTCATCTATAAAAGCAATACAATCAAAATCGTCTGTGTCTAGATAAGCCATATACCATATGTAGTGGATTTGAAAAAAAATAAAACAAAAAAGTGTTTGTGTATAACTGGCTAGGTGTCTGTGTGTCTGTTGAAATTATCCATGTATATATATATAATAATTTGCGCGCATAATCTGGGGTGTACCCCCTCGCGCAATCTCTAAATTTACCAGGAAAAAGACAAATATTTTAAATAGGTATTGATAACTTTTTCTTATCATTAATAAAATTTCCTATAACTTTAAATTATCGGAAGCCGTTAGTCTTAATGCGTAAACAGAAAAAAGTTTAGTTGATGTTTGGATAGTGACAATCTCTTTTTTATAACCTCAATTCCTGGACCAATAAACAATTGAGCTGTGCCACAATCTAGCCACAATTATTATGCGTCAATCTGTCATATTCTATTTTTAAATTAGATCTTTAAGTTACCCTATAAAGGCAAATATAAAACGAAAGGAAAAAATGCTTAAATTTACAAAAACAGAAAATGGTGAAGTAATGGAATTTTTAACCATTAAAACTTCTGGAATTTCATTAAATGATATTACAATGATTTTAATGAATTACGCTCATGATGACAAAGAAATAGATAAAATGTTAAATTGGTCATATTCAAAATTAATTGCAAAAGCTAAAAATGAAATTCTTTATGAGGGTTTAATGAAATTAGAAAATGATATTAAAGAATATTCTAATTTTCAAGATTTTGACAGTTCATTTAAATTATTAAAAAGACACATACAAAGAAGTTCTAGAAATGGTTTTTTGGGTAAAACTAAAGAACAAGTGAGAGAACAACAACAAGCAACAAAAGATATTAAAAACTACTTTAAAGGGGGTAAATAATGGAAACAATTAACACAAATACAATTATTGAAGATTTACAGAAAAATTTGAAAATAAAAGTATCTATAAAAAATGTTTATGGGGTTGAAAGAATTTATCCACAATGCAAGATCTCTCAACTCATTTTCAAGATTAATGAGAAAAAGAACTTTTGACAGGGAAGAGATCCAGGAAATTAAAACAATGGGATATTCTGTCGAAGTTGTTACAGAAACTTTATAATGCGACAACTTGTCAATTTAAAGAAAGTAAAAAATAAATAAGATAATAAGAAAACAAAAAAAGGAAAAAATAAAATGGAAAAAATGACAATCGAACAGTTAAGAAATCGACCTTATAAAATACCAAATAATATTTTAAGAAAGGGGGATAATCCAAAATTATCAAAGCATATAAAAATTGAAGATCTAAAAAAATATTGGGAAATGCATTTGAACTTTAATTCCCTCTTCTATTTCTGGTTTTCAAGTTTGCGCCAGTGAAAGTCCCAGGATGTTCTAAAGCGTGTTTGCATAGTTCTGGAAATCCTGTTTTTATGAGTCAAAAAACATTAGGAAGATTAAATAGAACTTTATTTTATTTTAAAGAAAGAGCAAAATTTTTGCATATGATAACTAAAGAAATAAGAAATCATGAAAAAAATTGCAAAAAACACGGATTGAAGCCTGTAATTAGATTAAATACAACTAGCGATATTATGTGGGAAAATCATAAAATTATGGAATTATTTCCAAATGTTATTTTCTATGATTATTCAAAACATTTTAAAAGAATGATGAAATATTTAAGAGGGGAATTACCAGAAAATTATCATTTAACTTTTTCATTAAACGAAAAAAATTATAATGAGGGTTTAGAGGTTTTAAAGTGTGGGGGAAATGTTGCAATGGTTTTCAGAAATACACCCCCAGAAACTTATAAAGGATACAAAGTCATTAATGGTGATCTTCACGATATGCGTTTTACAGATCCCAAAAATGTGATTGTAGGATTAAAAGAAAAATTACACCTTAACCCAGAAACAGGAAAGAAAGAGCGTGATAATTCTGGATTTGTAATAGACTTAAATTAACCAAAGAAAGGATAACAAGAAAAACACAATAACACTTAAGAATTAGTAAAAAATACAAACGCAATTGAAAAATAGAGCTGATTGCGTCAGACTACTTCATGTGAAATTTGGAAAATAATATTATTCAAAGTCTAGGGATTTAAATATTAAATATGGAGATATGCACATGACCATTTTTTGCGCTCTTTAAGTTTGGAAAAGATAAAAAAAGACACATTATGAGAAGACAAGACATAAATTTAAAACAAAAAAAAATAATAAAGATAGAAAGGTATTTGATGAATTGGAAAGATAAAAGGATTAAAGAAATTAATCACGATATTTCGAAACAAAAAAAAAATATAATTTCAATTTACATGGATATTATGTTGAAGAGTATTGCGATATTTTAAGTTCAAAAGCAAAAAGTTTTGAAGAGTTTAAAAAAGAAAGGGGGGATAATTTGACAGATATAAATTTTTATTTTTCTGTAACAATATTATTTTTAATAATAGTTTTAATTATAACAATCTAGAAAGGATATAAAAAAAATGGAAAAGAAAAAAAAAACAATTTGCTTGCGTTCATTATTTTCATAAGATCCCCAACTCAAAAGAGGGTTGGGATTTTATAAAAGCAATAAGAAAATTTGTGAATAAAGATCGTTATAAGGTTCGGATATTGGGTCGTGGGTCCAGAAAGGAATACGGCACGCAATCCTTTATTCCATTAAAACACGCAACAAATTATTCAGTTTATATTGATCATAAAATTATGGATAGAAATCATCCAGACTTTTTAAGTCGTAAATTTTATGATGTTAGAAGTAAAGTTTATGAATTAAATAATTTTTTAAATCAACCAATTGGAGAGTAAAAAAAATATGAAAGTATTAATAGCTTGTGAGTATTCTGGGATTGTCAGAGAAGAGTTTAAAAAACTTGGTCATGAAGCCTGGTCATGTGATATTTTGGATACAGAAATTCCAGGAAATCATTTTAAAGGGGATGTGTTAGAGCATTTAAATAAAGATTGGGATTTAATAATTGCGCACCCACCTTGCACCTATTTATCAAATGCAGGAGCCTGTCGTTTATATCCAGAAAAAGGTAAATTGGATATGGAAAGATACGAAAAAGGGTTGGTAGCAAAGGATTTTTTTATGAAATTCTATAATCATAGTTGTACAAAAATTGCAATTGAAAACCCTGTATCTTCTCGGATATTTGAATTACCAAAATATTCCCAGGAAATTCAACCATACGAATTTGGTCATCCATACACAAAAAAAACTAGATTGTGGTTAAAAGGATTGCCAAAATTAAAACCTACTAACATCATAGATAAATCAGAAGTTAAAACATTTATTGAAAGTGGTACTAGTAGATATAAAAATACAAACAAAAACAAAAACAGATATGTTGCTCGTGGGTCCAAAGACAGATCTAAATTTTGGTCTGGGATTGCTCAAGCAATGGCTCAACAATGGGGTAATGAATAATGCCAGATCAAACATTGGATGAAATAAGAATAGTACAAGAAATAAATAAAGCTAGAAAACATGAAAGGAAAAAAAGAGAAAAAGAAATAGAAGAGGAAATACAAAAAGAAAACGAAGATTATTTAAAGGAGATACAAAATAAATTATGAAACAACAAAATTTAGAAGAGTTAAAAAAACAAACTCTAATAAATATCTTGAGTGCTAAAGGAATTATTTACACTCATTATAAAAACAAACAACTAAAACAAAGAGGTAAAAAATGACACTAAGCAAATACGAAGCCTGGCTACAAACTGCACAAACTAATGAATCAATAACTTATCATGAGGGGTATCTTGCAAAAGATAGATTTTATGACTACTCCATAAGGGATATAGCAAATTTGTTTATGCGTGCTTATGAAAGTAAAAGAGTTGTTTTATTTCAAAAACGATTGGAATATGGAAACATAAATCATGATCCTAAATTTCAATACATAGCTAAAAAAATATAGAAAGGAAAAATATGCCAAAGATAAACAAACTAACAAAGAAAAAGACAACAAAACATTTTAAAAGGTTAAAAATAAAGTTCTTGCGATATAATTAAAGATAAGCATGATTTCAAAAGAGTTATTAAGTCAATCTTCTATTCTGAAAAAAAATATCAACTTAAGGTTAATTCTAATTAATCTTTATTGTCTGGGGGTATATCAGTTATATCCCCAGATACATCAATCAAATCATCAGTATTATCTTCCCAGGATATAGTCATTTTAGTATCAATGTTTTGTTTTATAGGTTTATTATCGCTATATAAATCGGATACCTTGCCTGCAATCCATTGGATAAACTTTGTTTTCTCTCGGATAAATAAAATTTCTTGTGGAGATTCAATTTCTTGATAGCTAAAAACTTGCAACAGTTTGTCTATTAGAGTTTGGATACCTAATTTTCTTGCTTCAGTTACCTTATGCTCTGCTTCTGGATTTTTTTTTAAGTAGTGATAAAACTTCGCCAAGCTGTACGGATACTGCTTTTCCTCTAGTATCTCTGTAAGGGTTAAGCCGTTTACCAATTTTTCGCAAATGGTAGATAGACTTTCCTTTGTTATCAATTCTTGGTTTGGTTTTTGTGTAATAGTATTCTTTGATTTGGTCATCTGTATAGTTCCTAAATTGTATTAGTTTGGATAGTTGTTTTATTCTTGTTTCATCTGTGTATTTAGCTTTATTAAATTTATCGTAGTTTTGAAATCCATGGTACTTGCACTTGAATAACTTACCACCAGATAATGGATAACCCTTCATTCTACAAGGTATTTTCTTACCTTCTCTTAATCCAGCTCTAGTAAAACCCTGGCAAAAAACTTTCTGCTGCGCTCTTCCAGGCATTACTTATTCTCCCATGGTTTGATCCCATTTCTTTTATTGTATTCAACTTTCTCTCTGTATCTTGGGTTAGCTTGTTTCTTTATTTTGGACAATGCGCTCAATATTTTATCTGCATTAACATAAGTCGCTTTGCTTTCTCGTTCCTTATCTTCCTTTCGTTGAATTGCTTGCTTACATAAATATACATTAACAGTTTCTGCTTTTAATTCATCAAGGGGGAGTTTAGATAATTCATCTAATATTCTTCTCGGTATCCCCTGCAAAACTCTTAACTATTTTACCTATATTATTAATGGATATTGTTTCTTCTAATGTAGCCGTAAAACGGCTATCTTGTGTAGGTTTAACGGCTATCTGGGTTGGCTCGTAAAGTTTCTCGGCTCGCAAAAATGTCTCATTAACAAGATAAGTTTTACCAGATCTACCCCTAACAGACTTAACAATATTTAATTTATTAAGTGTTTCCAGGCACGATTTAATTGTGGTCCGACAAAGACCTGTATCTTTATGTATTGTTTCATGCCTTAATCCAGCTTTATAGCCATTTTTTTTCCAGGCATATTTCATTACAGATAAGAATACATTTAAACAATGTGACTTCCTCTCTCCGTCTACCAGATCTAAATGGTGGTATAGCTTATAAGTTATGTGTAAAAATCCTCTGCTTACATTCATTATTTATCCTTTCTTTTTTTAGATTTACATTTTGGTTTATGGTGGTCGTGCAAGGATCGTAGAATTATGACCCATTCATCTTCACTCATTAGTCTAAACTCTGTCTTACGGCTCTTTATACGCTTGATACGGAAGGTTAGGCTAGTTGGTGTCAATTCTTTATAGAATACTAAAAAACAAGGGATGTTTAAGCGTTCTGCGATGATCTTTGAGAGGGTTGTAGCCTTCCATTCTTGACCTTTGTCATAACAAGTCTCAATGATAGCTAAAGGTTCGTAACAGTATTGGCAGCACTCGACACTATCAACATCTATATAAGCAATGCCGTCATATTTTCTGTGCCAATCAGAATACTTTCCATTACTAAAAGCATATACATCACGAGCCATTTTTTAATATCCTTATCTCGTTTTCTTTCTCTTCAATCTCTTTCTCAAGCGCAAAAATTATATTTTCTTGTTTCTTAATAAATTTCTTGGCTCTTTCTAATTCTTTTTTACAATCAGTTTCTTCAAATATTCCAGAATATGTCATTTTTCCTTTATAATTTTCTTAACTACAGCTCTAGGATACGCAGTTATATTTCCAATGGATAGTTTATCTTCATCATAAGAAAAAGATGTAAATATTTTTACTACTTTAGAATCTTTATAATATAGAAATCCAACATCTTCACACCAGGAGTAACTAAACTTATCAACATCAGATAAATCATCATACCATTGTGAGCTGCTACAAATATCAACCCAAATTATTCGAACCTTTTTATAAGGTAGTTTTTTTTTAGTCATTTTCACTCCGTTATATAAATAAAATCTTCCGTTGACAACACATATAAATGCCTGTATTACCTACAAAAAAAATGGAAAACAAAAAAATAGAAAAAGCATTTTCAATATTTAATGGTGGTGAAGGATTAGATCATTGGTCTTATTCATCTACAAGTACACCCTTTGCAAAAAATATTATTGGTTACAGTTTCCCTCAAGAAGTTAGAAGGAAGTTTCCATTTAGATACAAAGCTAACTTTGGTAACCTAGTTAATAATGTGGTCCAGAAACAAATTGCAGATGTAATTTACAAATCAAAAACAATTAAAGAAACAGAATGGGATCGAGATTATAAAGTTTGTTTCGATCAAGAAAAAGAAATTATAAATTCAAAAGAACCTGTTGACGCAAAAGATAAGTTCGGCAGAGAAGCTATGATTAAGTTTGCAGAAGATTGTATTCCAATCACAAAAAAAGTTGTGCAGCAGATTGTCGAAAAAGAAAAATTAGTTTGTGAAAGATATGTAGAACTAAAAGAGTTTGGTCAAATTAAACCTACTATTGGTCGTATCGATTATGAAACTAAAACAAAATTTATAGAACTTAAAACTAAACCACCTAATTTAAGGAAGGTTAAAGGTAAGGAAGAGTGGAATATGATCACTCAAGATTTACCTTCAGAGCCTACAATAGAAAACCTTACACAAACTTCGTTCTACTACATGGCAACAAAGAAGATACCTTATCTGGTATATGTTAATGACAAAGACTTATGTCATCTTTGATAAGAGCCATGAGTTAATGAAGGCAGATCATTTACAACATCTTTATGATGTCATGGTAGATAAAATTTTAACATGGGAAAAAATGATTATGTTTTCTGAAGGTAACATCAACAGATTAGCAAGCATGATGGAACCACCAGATCTTAATCATTTCTTTTATTATAAAGATCTAGCAGATGAACAAAAACAACTAATAACCAAACTATGGGGAATAAAAATATGAGTAGTGAAGCTAATGTTTACCAAATAAATAAAAAAAATATGAAAAATATATACGAAAAACTTTACAATGCCTGTAATCATGCGAGTGGTGTAAAGAAAGCAAGCAAGGTAAAAGGTATGCCTTTTAATCCTTTATTACATGATGATGTACAAAGAGTTGCAATGGCAGCTCTATTAGAAAATAGATTATATGCAACTTGTAACTATGTTACAGACATTACACCTAAATGTGTAATTGTAACCTGTACCATGAAGATAACTGACATCGATGATCCAAAAAATTTTATTATAGTTGATGGATGTACTGCGATGGGTGGTCTAGATAAATATGGAACAGGTCAAGCAATGTCGTACAGTAGAAAGTATGCGTTCCTAAATGCG